CCACCCGCATCTACCTTACTCAAATTTAGTCTACTCTTATTTCGGATGCCGCCACTCGCACCCGCACCCGCACCCTTCGAATTCTCTGCCAACATCACCATTTTAAATGCGTAACTGATATGTATATTTAACAAAAATTCTTTAAGCCATTTTTAAATATATTTTCAAGAATTACTTATTACGACAACTTCACTTGATTCATTCACCTTATTTTCAAGCTGACTAATGGTAAGATTTTTATCATCTAGTATCGCCTGTTGTTCATCGATAATCATTTTTAATCTTGTATTTTCTTTCAGTGCACTTCCGTAGAGATCTTTCAAATTTTTAAACTGCTCTATTTGTTTCTGTTGTTTGCCCAATAGTTCAACAACTTCTGCGATACTAAGTTCGCGTTGTCCTTTCCCTTCTTCTTGAATTACTATTTTCAACTGCGACGGGTTATGATCTTGTTGCGCTTGTTGTCCCTGTTTCGCCTGAATATTTTTCATCATTTGTTTCTTCTTCTCTTCAATTTCAACAATCTGTTTCACCACATCGGGTTTTAATTTTATATCTCCTGGCTCATATGCAGCCAATTTATCTTCCAAATCTTCCGTGAAAAATTTAACAACTTTATCATCTTTTATAAAATCCTGCAATGTTTTTGAGCTATATTTTGCATATTGTCTATCAGGGTGACCTACTATGTCAATATTATCTAGTAGCTTCCTCTTGTCCATCGTATTGTGCGAATGTGAAAAAACCAAAATCGTTTTCATTGGATCCAGCTGCACAAATGGTATTGTGTATCCTTTTAAAAATTCGCGTTCTTCGGCCAAACACGCATCTTCGTTATACCTGGTTTGTTTCAATAATTGCCGCTTAAATGCAAATGTTCCTGCCGTAGCATGGTCCTTTCCATAGGGTCCAAATTGCACCATTCGTTTCCTATCATTAAAATAAGTATACATTTCACTTGAACCGGCACATAAGGCACGAGGATGCGCGGTAAGCATATCTACTGCATGAGAAACGCGATCAGGTGGATAAAAATCGTCGTCATCCATATAAACGATAATATCACCCCTAGATTTATCATGCATCGTATTCCTTTTTTTACCAAGTGACATTTTCTTTTCAAATCTGAAATATTTCACATTTGGATGACTTTCTACCAAACCTTGAACAGAGTCCGTTCCGTCGTCTATGATAATCCACTCCATTCTATCCTTGGGATAATCTTGACTATCAAAGCACGAAATCATATGTTCAATAAATGGGCGACGATTAAATGTCGGTGTGCATACACTAACAAATGGTAATGTGTCATGTTCTTGCTTACTTAAAGGATTTGATTTGTTGTTATCCCATTTATTTTTATTATTTTTTGTCATTTTATTACTTTTTGTTATTTTTATTAATTATTAATATTATATTTTTAATAACATTTTATCCTTAATAACATTTTATCCTTAATAACATTTTATCCTTAATATTATTAAACTATTTTTTGTTGTAGTAACATAATACTCTATTATTTTTTATCATCAGAACCTTTCGTCCACTGCATTATGATACTAGCTACAACTATAAACATTATACCTGCACCACCTGCTGAACCCAGGTCCTCATAACCATAGAAACATATTAAAAGATAAAAAACAAATAACATATACGTTTTGAGACTATTAAAAATCTCACCCCATTTGGATGTATCATTTTTATTAGCACTAATCCATGGATAAAGAAAGAATATGTAAAATGTTTGAATTCCCATATATATTCCACACCCCATCGCTATAAACATTCCAATAGTAAAACTGAATACCATACCCCACCAAATATGTTTTTGTATAATTCCATATGTAAAAGTAGTAACAATGGTCCACATGGCTATCGCTGGAATAAGAAAATTCAATGCAATATATGGAAATAATATAAATGCAATAGCTTTTCTTGGAAAATTATCTTTCATATGTTTCCATGAATCCTCATTATCCTTTAAATTTATATCTACGACACCGACAATTGCCAATAAATTTCGTATTATTCTTCTTCCACCTTTTCCGAGGCCACCATAAACTGCTTCAAATAAATATTGAACTAATGCTTCAAAAAAATCTGATTTGTATGTACCTGTTAGATTATTTGATTCTCCCGTTTTTGACAACCAAAGAAAATATGTTGTATCCTTTTGTCTACGTTGTATGACTGATTTACTTTCTCCTCGTTTGTCGGTATCTATAGATCTACCATCTCCTAATTCATACGGAAATCCATAGCTCCAAAACGACTTTGAATCAGGGTCATTTGTGTATGGAAGTTTATATTCCTCAATAGGAAGAATATAATCCAAATTATCTTTTGACTCAGTGCTTAAATATAAGTAGTTTGTTGCCAAAAAACCCCAAACATATGCAATAAAAACACACATTAATGCATGTAAAAAAAATATAATAAATTTATCTGAGTTAAGTTGTTCTTTTGCAGACTTTTCAGTATTTGTTTCAGTTTTACTTGTTGGACTTTTTTTATCCGATGAACTAAAAACATTTGACATTGGGTCTTTTTCTTTTTCAGTTTTTTTAGGTTTATCTTTACTATCGCTGTCATTATTTTTACTTGCAAATGGATTCATACTTAAACCTTCGATTATTACTTTATCGTCTGTAGTTTTATCATTTTTATCATTTTCTGTGTCATCCCCTTTATCTTTATTTTTTTTTGATTTTTTTGTTAGTTTATCAATATTTGATTTTGTAGATTTAAAATATGTTGTTGACATATAATATGTATTTGTAATATATATATATTATAACATTTTATATTATTGAACCTAAATGTTATAATAATCGATCAAAACATATTATAAGCAAATTTATACATACTACCTCGCATACATCAAACCAACATTTCCTGACATAAAGGTAACAACGTTAAAACGCTCTTCTAAAATAACCAGATTGTAGTTATATTCGTAGATGCGCCACATTGGTTTATTCACACCGATTGGAATTGGTGTGCCGGTAACAGGGTCGACTGCGCCGTCACAAATTGTCAAGAATTGCGCATTCGGATTGTTTTTAGGATAATATGTAGTAAATTCAAACTGCACATTCGAAAACTTGCTTGTATTCATCGCACCCGATGGTTGCAAATTGAAAGGGTCTGTATCAATGCAAAAATTGTAACAATATAAGCCGTCTGGTGCATTCCCTTTTGTCCGTACATATTTTTCAATATAGTTATATACACCAGCATCTAGTGTATTCTCACGATATTTCCCATCCAAAAGAATGGACAAGTTCATCAATATGTTACGTTGATTTTCGACATTAAATGCTGGGGTAATAAATAACGGGTTTGCTCCACTCGTTATAGGATTATATCCTGGTGCAAAACCTGCGTTATATGGTGGTAAACCACAACCAAATGAAGTAATTCCCACATTATCCGCGCTCGCTTGTATTGGGGTTGCTGGAGCAGATATAACATTATGGGGCAAATAGTTATAAGGCCAGTTTGTATAATTGCTCCACTGGTTGCGCAGGTTAATATCACTACGCTGAAAAAAGAACATCCAACTACTAACCATTCCAAGTGTATTTTCAAGCCATACACGCTGCGTCCCCGTTACGTTTTCGAAATTCCATTCATATGCCGACTTGATTAAATACTTTTGCTCATTTCGTGCAAATAAATTTGCCTCTTCGTTTGAGAGAAATCCATATGTGCTTATCAAATGTATGTCCGCATTCCAATCTGCCTGAGACGGATTTTGATACGTATCTCTATTCAGTGAAACGCTTGGGGGCGTTTGTAGAAAACGATACAATTGCATATATTCATTGGAATAATTGGGACGGACATAGGGATAGTTATTTATCACATCCATTACATCTCGTATCGTATAAAGATCTTGAATCGGACGCATTACAACATCTATCTTTAGCTGGTTATACTGGAGCGCGGTTAAGGGAAATGCCATTTTACTTGTCAATGTAAACCACGCATTTATAGGAATATATAACTTACGACTTCGGATGGATGGCTCCGCGCCTTGTTGTAGCGTTGTATAATACGCATTCGGATAAGCATTTACGCGTCCATCGGAATTCCCAGGATCGGTTAATTCGGGAATATTTCCAGTCATTAGATTGTATAACTTTATCTTATCGTCGGTAAAATCACGTTGCACAAGTGCTAGTAAATATTTACCTGTTAATACTTGCAAAGTCTGTCCACCAACAGATATAATAACTTCTTTAATCATCTGTGTCCCTAAATTCTCAATCCATTTGAACTCGTATGGTGCCCAGTTTTCAGCACAATTACTTGGCGGCCATATTGGACTCCACACCGACGGCAACGTTACAACCAAATACGTATCCATTAATAAATCCGCGTATCGGGGTATATAGAATGTAAACGTAGAATCGGTAGATAATTTTAATGAAGATGTCCCAAAAAAGTCAAGTCTGTATTTTTGCATTCCAAAATTCGTATATTTGGCATAGGTTGATTTAAAAAATGTTTTTGTAGGGTTTCCATTTAATATTACGTTTTGATTTCCATAAGATACAAGATTTAGCAATCCGCCAGCCATTTATATAATATATATTTAATATATTTAATATATATTATAGTTATAATTATATAGTAAATTATATAGTAAAATATATATTAAATACACCATCATCAAAACCATCATCAAAACCATCATCAAAACCATCATCAAAACATAAAACAAACTATTATTATTAAATGGCTTCTTCAGGTTCACAAGCATCCGAACCCAATGCAGTAGACAAATTTCAAGAAAATTTATCTGGAGCAATTAAAGCTGCACAAAATTTAAACTTAAAAAGTGCTACAGAACTAGTACACTCGCCTGTGGCAATCCACTGGTTTGGTATATCATTTGTCATTGTTATTTTACTTTGGGTTATTACATACATTACTGCAAAATTAAATCTTGATAAAGTAAACTGCGGCGTTATATCGGATGCAAATCCTAAACCAGCGCAATTAGAGTCTTTAAATAGTAAATTAACATCGCCTGACTATATGGGTAAAAATATACGCGATTTTTACATCAAAACTGCCTATAACTGCTGTGCATCAGGCAATTTTAAAAGTGACTATGTAACAATGTGCGCCCTTTATAATGTTATTGCACAGGGTTGTAGGTGTCTTGATTTCGAAATTTATTGTTTAAATAATATACCAGTTGTTGCAGTATCTTCGGTTGACCAAATCGGTGTAAAACAAAGTTACAACTTTTTAAATGTTGTAGACGTGTTGTCTGCGGTAAATACTTATGCGTTAAATTCAAATGGAAATACGCTTCCAACTTTTGTTCCCGGAAATAAGAATGAACCACAGCGTTTCTGTCCTAATCCAAATGACCCGTTATTTCTTCACTTTCGATTAAAAACAAACAATGTAAATGTTGTCAACCAACTTGCAGAAATCATCGCGGATACATTCAAATCAAAACTAATGCCAATTCAATTTATGCGTGAGTCAAACGGAAAAAATATGACAAAAACACCTATTAAGGACTTAGTTGATAATGTAAATGGGAAAGTAATTATTATGGTAGAGAAAAATAGTAACACGGGGACTATGCCTATTTTGTATCGTTCTGCAAATATGTGGGAACTTACAAACATTACTACAAACTCGGTTTTTATTCACGAGAAACGTTTTACGGATATTAAGAATACAAATGCGCCGAAAGAAATAATAGAATTTAATCGCCAAAATATGACAATAGTTTTGCCCGACTTAAATGAAAATAATACAAACTATATTTATATTGTTCCGCGAATGTTGGGATGTCAATTTATTGCAATGAATTTCCAAAATAATGATCAAAATCTTATTTCGTATAATAATTTTTTCAATAATATGAAGTGTGCATTTGTTCCAAGGCCTGCCGAGTTATTATATGTCCCTGTATTTATCCCAGAGCCTAAGAAGATTGACAAAGCCCTTTTGTATAGCACTAAAAAGTCTTTAAAAGTTGGTGGTATAGAGCTAACATTTTAAAATATGAAAATATGAAAATGTTTATATCATGTTTATAACTATTATTTATACTAATGGATAATAGTTATACAATAAATACTCATTTTTAGACGATTTACGCTCTCTTTATTTTTCTAGTTTGTCTCATTCTTCGATTTCTTATTTTTGATTTATTTCTCTCCTTTCTCTCCTTTCTCTCCTTTCTCTCCTTTCTCTCGTTTTTACGTCTCGTCTTGTTGCCACCACTTCCACCACCCAGCTTGGGTCTTCTATATCCTACATTTTTAAAGCTTGTCCCCCAAACTCTTCCAGTTGTTTTTGGAATTTCTACTTGAGGATAATGAAAAGAACTACAACTAAGGTCGATTATAGATAGTATTTTTTTAATATCCGTGTCTCTATAACATTTTGCATTTATTCTATTTGAAATAAGATAAGATAAATCACTTAAACATGTATGATAATAACCATTTATTCCTCGAGTTGTTCCACTAAATATCTCATCCACGGGTATATCAAAAAAATCTATAATAGGTAATATAGATGTATTAGTATTGTTATTTTTTTTTCTAAAAGTAATTCTAAACACTCTTATGCCAAAATTAAGACGTGCATCTTCATCTGGATTCCACGTATATATTTTTTCAATATGGCTCGGTTGGAATGCACCTTCGCTTACAAGAACTCTTACTGAAGGATATCTTTCATTCATAGTATTGATAAAATATTCTCTACCTGTGTAGTCCGTAGTTCCAGGGACTGAATTTACAAGAATGGATGGATATGTGTTACTTAAAAAAACTCTATCACTTTGTTGAAGACCTTTATATAACGAATATGTAAATGCGGTAAATAATTCACTATCTACTTTTATGACTCCATTTCTGCTCATACAGATAATAGCATCTACAACATGTTTTTGTATTCTATTATACGTTTTGTCTCTTAAATCTAACACCGCATAATCTACGTTATAGTTCATTACTATCTTAACACATCCGCTTACAAGTGAAAAAAATTTACTTTTTATACTACTGCTTACTGATTTAACAATTCCTGATAGTTTAGAGATTCGTGATACCCCTGCACCTCCTGATATTCCTGGTGGTAAATTATATTTTTTATGATGCTTTATACCTCTAGAAGACGATTTTGCTGACAAAGAATGACTATGACTATGCCTAGGTGTAGATGCAGATGCAGGCTTTACTAAAATAGGTTCTTCAGGCATTTCTATCGATGATACTTTTTCAGTTAATAAAGTCGTAAACCTATGTATATTACGAATAACAATATCATTAGTTTCGTCTATTAATTTAATACTACCAAGGTTAATTTGACCAGGAGGAGCTGGACCACATATTGTTAACGTTTTATATCCATCAAATTTATTTCCTGGAACTATTAGCTGCGCATTTTCTCTAGTAACTAATGTAACCGGGTTTACACTATTATCAATAGAATAACCACCATGCGTAAGTAGAACTGCAATAAATAGTCTTTTATCATCAGTATCCCCACCTTCTTGTCCGGTAAGTAACTCTTCCTCTTCTATTCGAGATAAACGTAAATCTGGCACAAACACACGAGGTGTAAACTTTTTGATAGGATTTATAGGTTCAAAAATGTATTTATCTAAAGTATCATTTTTTGTATACTCACTACCTTTTAAGGGTTCCATGTGAGCACGTTCGAATGCTGTCAAAAAATCATTTTTTGGTGATATAGGTATTCCTAATGACATATACAAATATAGAAGACGCTATTTGAATATATATCTTAATATATTATAATATAATATCTTGATAATATAACTATATTATCCAATAAAATAATAAAGTAAATTTAATAATAAAAAATCAAATAGTATGAATAATGGAGCAGATATTTTGTTAAACACAATTTACTATGAAAATCGCGAATTGGAATTATTAAAAAATGCCATGGATGTTGAAGCAAAAAAACGCGGCGAGCGTGTTGCACAAAATCCCATCATGAAAAATATTATAGACGTTCTTGAAAAGTTTATTCATGACAAGAAACTCGTATGTTATGGTGGCACCGCGATTAATAATATTTTACCAAAAGAAGACCAGTTTTATAACCGAAACATTGAAATACCCGACTACGACTTCTTCTCACCAAATGCAATGAATGATGCAAAAGAATTGGCCGATATTTATTTCAAGCAAGGATTTTCCAGCGTTGAAGCAAAAGCCGGCGTTCACTATGGCACTTATAAAGTATTCGTCAATTTCTTTCAAATCGCGGATATTACACAAATCGATAGCAAATTATTTAGTAGTTTTAAAAAAAATGCGATAATCAAAGAAGGTATTTTATATTGCCCGCCGAATTTTCTACGGATGGCAATGTATTTAGAATTGTCGCGCCCAAGTGGTGATATAACGCGTTGGGAAAAGGTTCTCAAACGTCTCAACTTACTGAACAAAAATTACCCCTTAAAAGCATCCAATTGCGACCCTGATTCATTTGCAAAGTCGCTATCCGGACGTTCATACAATAAACAATACTTTCACGAAAAGGACAAAATACAGGATGTTATCAAAAGTGTAGCGGCTTCACCAGCAACATCGTCGTTTGATAAACTCGTCCTTATTGGCGGATACGCCTTCTCACTTTATTCGCGATATTTGAAAAATCAAGAGCGTGCATATTTGACCGAAAATCCGGTGTTTGATATCTTGTCTTCCAATCCTGACAAAACTGCGAAACTTATTAAAGAAAAATTAGAAGCTGCGGATATTCGCGACGTAAGTATCGAGAAGAAGCCATCTGTCTCCGAATATTTATCAACACATTACGAAATAAAAATTGGCAGTCAGCCGGTTGTATACCTTTTTAGACCCCTCGCGTGTCATAGTTACAATACGATTAAAGTAGACAATAAAATATACCGCATTGCAACGATCGACACTATGCTGAGTTTCTATTTGCTTTTTTTGTATATTGATCGCCCCTATTTCAACTCCAAGCGAATTTTATGCATGTGCGAGTATCTGTTCAAAATCCAGCAAAAAAATCGCGTAAAATTGCGCGGAATATTGCGGAGATTTAGTATATCATGCTACGGAAAACAAAAAACAATCGAAGATATTCGCAACGAAAAAGCGGACCAGTTCAAGCGTCTTAAGAATAAACGCAAAACTCGTGAATTCGACAAATGGTTTCTTCGATATAATCCTGAAAATAATTCTGCGAATAAGCCTTTTATTGAAAAAAATAAACCGAAAAAGACGAATGAAGATATTATAAATGAGGCAAAACTGGCATTTGAGGCGAAGGCAATTGCGTCGAATGCGATTATTAACCAGATAGAGGAAATTCAGAAAGAAAAGGGTGGTTATGCATCAACGCGTAAAAGTGTGCAAAACCAAAAAAAGACGAGAAAAAATGTAACAAAAGGGGCAAACAAATCTGCGAAATCTTATATGCAGACGATACCAGTAATGATAGAAGCAAGTTCAAAGTTGCGCATTAATAATAATAAAACATTGCGTCAAAAAAATCTCGGTATACATAATAAAGAAGTTAATAATATATTATATATTAAAGACATAATTACGCCTTCGTCGTTATCAACGCCATCTTCTATCACACCTGATTCTGATAGCGTGAATCTTGTTTTTAGTAGAATAGTTCAATAGTACAATAGTAGAATAACGCGATGTGAAAATAAATATTTATAGTATTATAATATTTATTTTCTTTTATTTCTCTCGTTTCTCTCGTTTCTCTCGTGAATATAATTGTTAACGAACAGATATAAAATTAACAGATGTAACTAAATATATAAGACGATGGCAACGATGACAATGATGAGAGACACTGATAGCGACAATAGTAACCTAGTATGGTGTGGACATTATAAATCTGGATGTAAACTGATTGCGAAATGCTGTGGGCAAGAATTTGGGTGCAGATTTTGTCACGATAACGAACACGACACTCATATAATGAATCGCTATGAAGTAGAAGAGATAGTTTGTAATAAGTGTAAAATGCGTCAACCTATATCAAATTCGTGTAAAAATGAGAAATGTGATAATAAAATTTTTGCAAAATACTACTGCGAAATATGCCATCTCTATTCTGATAGTCATATTAGAGAAATATATCATTGTGATAAGTGTAACATATGTCGCATATGTAGTTTAGGAAATACAAAACAAGACTATTTTCATTGTGATAGGTGTGGTGGTTGTATTATAAGTGTAATGAAAGAAACACATAAATGTATACCAGATGCGTTAAAAGGCGACTGCTGTATATGTTTGGAAAGTATATTCTTATCAAAAATACCTGTAAAAATATTGCCATGTGGGCACGTAATTCATGGAAATTGTTTAGAAGAGATGTTTAAAAATAATAAGACTTTGTGTCCATTGTGTAGAAAAACAATACTTGAGGGAGAAGTATTAAAAATGTTTATAAGCCAGATAGATCAAGTTATCGCTTCATATCCGATAAGCTCAAATATAAATACAGGAACAGGAACAGGAACAGGAGGAGATGTATTAACAAAAATAAAATGCAATGATTGCAATTTTAACGATAAAGTATTGTATCATCCTATGGGATTAAAATGTGGAGGTTGTGGCGGATATAATACAATAATGGATAGAAGTGATGACACTTAAATAATAGCATAAACAATATAAATATAAATACAAATATTATATATTGGTGTTGCGCTCCTTATTCTTCATAGACAAAACAATAAACATTACACAATACCCAACAAAATGTTTAGAACTGCTATTAATGCGATTTCTTTATTTAGAAAAGTTAGTAAATGTAGCTATAACTACGGATATGGATACAGATACACTCATAGTAATATAGAACTTCGAAAAATAGATCAACCAAAATTATGCTATGACGCATTCAATATGTGTATGTTAAGTGCGTTTGTAAAAGAATCTACTAATAATCCAAATGAACCAAGCAATGAAGATAACGACGTAGATTGCGAATATTGTGTAAATTTTATAAAACGCGAGAAAGAGTTAAAATTCGTGTGTAAAATAACTGGTTCTGAAAAGAGAGAAAATAATGTAGACTGCGCTTGTAAAGATAAATGCATCGTTGAAAAATCCGAAATAGCAATAGTTTCAGATTTATTATAATAAATTATTTGTATACTATATAAAATATACCACTGCAATGAAATATATTTCAATACCAATATTTATAGTAAGTTTTCTAATAGGCATGGTATATATTTACATGTCAAATCCGCCTACTAGAAATATAACTATCTATCCTACTATAGATAACAGGGGAAAATTCCAGTATATAGACCGCGCAGATAATTGTTTTACATTTATTCCAAATGAGAAGAAATGTCCATTTATGTCAAACTCTATTAAAAAAATACCTATTCAATTTTAGTTCATGTAACTTATTTCGGTTTAATATTTTAGTTTAGGTGTAATAAAATATATGATTGTTATATATAATATATTTATAATTATATATAACATATTCAACCATCAATTCATCAAACCATCAATTCATCAACCTATATTAAATGAATGTTAAACGATGGCTACATTCCGAAACTAGTAAATATATAATCTCAGTTATATTAGGACTCGGACTTTCAACTTTATTTAGAAAGGAATGTATAGGAGATAAATGTTTAAATTTTCTAGCACCACCTGCAAATGAATTAGAGAAAGAGACGTATATGTATGGTAAAAAGTGTTATACGTATAGTACTTCGTCAGAAAGCTGTGATAGTGGAAAAAAGAAAGTAAGTTTTGCGTAGTAAATAAAATCTATCAATCTTTATAGAATATATTAAGAAAATGGGCGACACAACAAGTATCGACGACCTTCCAACAGACCCAGGTTCGGGTAATATGAACAATAATGTCGTTTTGCAAAAAATGGAACTAAGTAGCGGAGCAGGTAGTATGGGAATGCAACCTCAGCAGGGACAGGGACAGGGACAAGGACAAGGATATAATCCAAATATTGCGGGATTAGGTTTAGGCGTCGGTGGACCACATCAACAACAACAGCAACAGCAACAAATGCCACATATGCCGCCTCCACCAAATATTATGAATGAAATGATTTCGGGATTACAAAGAGCAAGTGCTTCTGGTATGACTGCTCTACCATCGCGCGATATACCTATGAATACGTCGAGTATGATGAACGATGCACAGGTAAAACCAAATTTTATCCCTGCCCTTACCCCTACCCAACAAACACAAGTAAATCAGTATGGACATGGCAATATGCCATCAAATAATTATATTGAAGAACACGAATACGAACAGGATATGACAAGTGAAGATAAGTATAGAAAATCACAAAATATAAATTCAAATGTAGAGAATATATATAAACTTATTCAAATACCCGTTATTGTTGGTATTTTATATTTTGCATTCCAACTACCTGTTACAAGAAAATATATTTTAAAATTTATCCCATCTGTTTTCAATAGTGACGGAAATTATAATATTAGCGGACTCATTTTCATGAGCGCACTATTTGCAAGTTCATTTTTTGGATTATCGAAGGTTCTTGAGATGTCTGAGTCATGGTAAGTATCCCACCTCCTGAATAGAAGACGTGTAAGAGAAACGAGAGAAACGAGAGAAAACTAATATATAATAAACATAATATTTCTCTTCCAAAAAATTGATATTTTTATATGATATTATTGTATCATATAAAATAAAAAAACAAATCAAATGTCGGAAGCAGAAAACTATTCAAATTCATCAATACCAAAATCCACGTTCACGCCCGCTTATACATATTACGGGTGGTATTCAGACGCAGTCCAGTGTCTTCGCATATGCAATCCAACAGAACACCCATACAAAAATAAAGGCATCGCGTTAGCATCCCCTCCTTATACATACTGGAAACAAGGCGACAAACTTGTTCTCGTAACAGAAATAACAAATGACGCATTTCCTACACCTAGACAAGTAAAAAATGGGGATATATTTTTGGGACCCCTCGATTCATACTACGGGCGTTCATACCAACGTTTTTCGGAAAAAGAACTTGACCAACATATACAAAACACTAGTCAATTATTTAGAAAATGAAATCACTTGAGGGCGTTCGATATTTATCTCAGATTTTTTTATATTACTAATTTGTTGTATTAGGAAATACTCATTTGTATTTTCGTCGTATTCGATACCGCTATATATGTATGTTGTATTCCGAATTTTTTCGGCAATTGGCACGATATAATTTAAATAAATTTCAATCGCTGGTTTCACGACTTCGATACGATTTGTTTCCATATACTCCCTTATAATTCCTTTATATTGTTCGACATAGGTATAAAGTTCGGCATGTAATTCTTTTAATTTTTCAATTCTCTCTGGACTATTTGTATTGTCAATATAGATATTATACATTTTCTCGTATTTTGCAAGCTCGGTTTCTAATTCTTTCTTTGATTCGTCAAATTTCTGCTTCAACTGGTCGTCGGAAATATACCTAAATAATAAATCCAACTTAAATTTTATAATATTTTCTTTGATATCTTCTATTTTTTTATAGGATAGTGTTATCATTTTTTCTATATTTCCTTTCTTGCCCCTAGCAATTTCAATATTTAAACCACAGGGCTGAGACTTACTTCCACAAACCGCTTTTAAAATCCGGTTCTCATTTGTAAAAATAGTTCCACCGGCTGCCTTGCAAACGACGCATTTACGTTTTTGCGATAAATCGGCAATTTTAGCTTTCTTTTTTGAATACGGAATAGTAATATCAGATATAATAGCATGTTTTTTGCTATCATAGTTTTTGTCATATTGGTCTTTTAGTTTATAAAATTCTTTTAATGCATTATCAATTGAAATATGTGGACGTGACATATAGTAGTTACAATATTTACTATTTTAATATTTTAATATTTTACTATTCTACTATTTACTATTCTATATTTATATTATATATAATATTAAATACTATTATGGTATTTACACCCTTGAAGATTTAAAATGGGACAAAACCCACAAAAAATCAACAAGGTTTGCCTATTTCAAGGCGTGTAAATTTTGGTTTTACTGGTTCGTCTAAACCAGTTGATGAATTCTTGCTTCTGGATAAATAATTCGGTCTGTTTGTCAATCGGTTTTTGTATCTTTCTTTTGGGAAATGCTCGTGCCTTGTTCGTTTTCTTGTTTTATTATTGTCTCTAACAATCTGTCCTAAATGTTGAGGTGTAATGTCAAATGTAGGATATTTATTTTTCATATCAATCAATAATTCATTCATGGTAAGTTGTTCGTTTTGTTTCAATAAATCTAATGCAGCATTTACTTGTGGTTTTGTAATTTTATATGATATTGGTTTTCTGTTTATTCTCGTAATATTTTTAGAAGTTTTATATCTTTGTATCCATCTTTGTAATGTAGATTTCTTACAATCAAATATTTTACAGGTTTTTCTTATATTGTCTTTATTTTTCAAATAATATTTTACTGAAGAAATTTTATAGTCCTCGCTTTTATGTGTCATTACTATAATAAAAACATAAAAACTTACTTAAAATTTGTCCCATTTTAAATCTTCAAGGGTGTAATATTGTATTTATGTGTACCAGTTTCTGTATACAAACTACTTATAAGGATAGGGATTCACAATAACATCCGTCGATTTCACATCCCACATAGGTAAATCTGTAATTAAATTCGCTCCATTTTTTCTATTCTTTTCAATATTAACATTTAGTGCATTTAGTCTGATTAAAACATCTTGCTTTTCTTCTCTAAATTTTTTTTCCTTTTCTTCTGGTGTAAGTTTACCTCGATACTTATAATATAAAAAACCCCCTATTATCAAAACAAAAACTAAAAATAAAATAACATTGAATACAAGATTACTAAACATATATTTTTGTTGACTACAATGTTTTAGTACCTTGCTCATAAAAAATTTAACACCTGGTTCTGTAAGACTTGGTTTTTCCATAGGAAAGCAAATAGTATAAAATAATTATTACATTATAATATTATTTTTATAAATTAATTTATACATATTATACATAGTATACATATTATACATATTATACATAGTAAATATAAAGCATGTCATCGTCATCGTCATCATCAAAATCATCAACGCAAATACCAACAGACCCTAAAACCGGACTCCCAGTAGCACCTCCACCAACTGAACCACAGCTACAATCTCCTGATACACTTCCTACAACAAACCCTTCGGCTACACCGCCTAGTCCCGCTACTGGTATTTTTGCATTTTTCATTATAACGCTAATATTTACGATTATAAAATATAGTATACCAGACACCATGTTAACTTTAATTAACATGATATACATTGGCACACTTCTAGCAGTTCAAATAACAATAAATTCATCTTTAGCAAAAACAATATGTAACAATCCGCAAGCAACATCTACGGGAGTTGTAGCGACTATTTTTCCAATGCTTTTTATATTTGGGCTTTTACAAATGTTACTTACTATTTTCCCCGGATGGTTGGAGCCATTTTCAAACACATTTGGGTTTGCGATTGCTAAAATAGCAGGCGCAGAAAGTGTAGTTCAGAATGTTTTGAAACAAGATGCTTCAGGAGAAATAGCAAAGGCGATTTCGAATATATATAACGACCCATCTATATTTTTGAATCAGTTTAACTATGATAACAAAGTAGATTTTGATGTCAAGTGGAATAAAAGTAATGAATTATTTAATAAAGATGTAGCGACTATAGGCGAGTCCAAATACACTGAATTCAGAAATATGGTAAAACTAAAAGACTTGGTTGCACAATTTGTCTGGTATATGCTCGCAGGTATTCTGGTAACATCGCGTAGTTATAACTATATTATTAACCAACCATGCAGTTTAAGCCCGGATATTGTAGACAAGATAGCTTCAGACTATGCTAAAAATAATAAAGGAAATACTGATAAAAATACAACACCTGATGGTTTTGTATATGATGCATCTAACTGAGTTGTTGAAAAATAAATTTGTGTTAAGGGGTATAGTCATATATATACATCACTACTACATATACAATTATAGAAAGAACTATTGAAAACAGCCATATTGGTAAAACCGATTTGTTCTTATAACCTATACCAAACCTGCGAAAACTTAGATCGCCGTTATATATAATGGAAGGGCGAAATGCGTTTACAAGACCAAATAAAGCAATAAAAACAAATATTGCTACATAAATCATATTATCTTTTGAAATCCAACTTTGAAACATCGTCTATGTCTATATATAAGTCTATCTTATATATCACAAGTAAAATATTTGGACGTAATAAAACAAATATTTTACTTACATTGGGAGATTGTATTTTTATCTAAAGTCACCTCGCGGCTTATATTCCGTATTATTTTTCTCTCGTTTCTCTCGTCGTTTTCTATCGGTTCGCATATATTTCGCACCATAGTTAGATACTCAATCTGCGTCGCCTCCGTGCCAAACCAATCAGGATTGTGTTCCACCCATTTACATATTGAGTTGCGCTCCTTGTTCGCAATTTTGACTATCGTATTTTTCATTTTATTATGATTCTCATCTTTCTCCCACTTCTCGCAATCTTTAATATACATAGTGTCCCGTTTGGCATCTGTGCAATGGATTGGACGCTTATGTATTTCCAATTCTCGCAACCCTTTTATCATGACGTTTGTAATCCCTTCAACGAGGCCTTTATTCTTCGAATACGCTAAATCATCAAGTGTTATCTTCAAAGATTCAATGAATTCGCTAATGTTGAGAGCATCTTTGCAGTTCTCATTCAAAAACAGATTCAAATTAAAGTTCTGCGTATTATTGACAATATTGTTTACCACGCTTTTCTCACGAGATAAGCTAATAAGTTGTTCCTGTAGTTTTTCATTCTGCTCGATAAGCTTTATGACAACCTCGTTGCTAATCGTATTATTTTTTGGCGTGACCGATAATGATAAGCCTTCTTCGTCTTTCGGTTCGCCTGATACCATAAGACATTTTTTCTTATGAAAACATAAACTAGATGCGAATTTATAAGAATGTCCACACACACAATGATACGATTTATCGTCTTGGGTTTTTTGGGTATTTTTGTTAGTATTTGTTAGTATTTTGTGTTTACGTGTCAATAAATGACGCGCGTAATCATTCTTATGCTGCGACTTATAGTCACAAGCTGAACAAGTAAAAAACTCTGGGTTTTTTTGGGTTTTTTCGTTAGTAGACATTAGTATATAATGTCCAGAGACAAAAATGTCTAAATCATTTTCTTAAAATATTAAAAAAGTTATCATAACAAATTTTTCAACTCAAAAAAGCAAATGAGAGCATTATGCTCTAAATTGAAAAGTTAAACATTTTTTCAAATCTAGAAATGAAAATCAGAAAAAGGACATTTATAAATGTCCTTTTTTCAAAATCTCAAAATACTTTTGAAAAAAACATTACATCATTCATTTTACAACCATTGCGTTCCATTTCACCAAACTCTTTAATACTTTTATAATACTTTTCGTAATACTTTTCGTAATATTTTTCTCTTTTTATGATTCCAAAACGTCAAAACCACACGCTTCCCAAGCTTATAGCAGCGGCGCCATGCGGGGGTTTGTGGAGGTTTTATCGAATTATATGAGTGTTGGAAATTGTTACCATAGTGGTGTGGTGTTTTGGATTTTGAATATTCATATTTGTTACGATAAAATATGAATATTATATGGGGACATTTACTGGCGGTTTATTGGTATTTTATTCATATATAAATACACATCTATAATATGATATACACATTAACACGGCCGGTAGGATGTGTGCGAGTGATATGTGGTATGGTAACTTGTATATAGAACATAATATTTATAATGTGAACCTAGAAACGTTTAAAGAAACGCTGGTGGTGTATAATTGGTGGTTAGAGCAGATTCGTATCTAAAATTAAAGTAGTACGTGACACGTGAAACATCCCATTCGGAAATGTCTTGGTTGAATGAGATTGCATGATAAAACATATTATCCATAGTCGTGACTTCTGAAGTATTCCATGAATTTAGAGGTTGGTTGAACGCATAAGCTTCCATAAACATACCATTCATATTCGTAACATTTGAAGTATTCCATGAATTTAGAGGTTGGTTGAACATAAAAGCGTTAGTAAACATACAATTCATATTCGTAACTTTAGAGGTATCCCATGAATTTATAGGTTGGTTAAACACGCTTGCACCATAAAACATAGATTGCATATCCGTAACATTCGATGTATTCCACGAATTTAGAGGTTGGTTAAATGCGACTGCATTGTTAAACATGTTGATCATATTCGTAACCTTTGAAGTATTCCATGAATTTATAGGTTGGTTAAACACGCTTGCATGACGAAACATAATTTCCATATCCGTAACATTCGATGTATTCCAGTTACCTATATTTTGGTTAAACGCTGTTGCAACATTAAACATACCAGCCATATTTGTAACACTCGATGTATTCCATGTTCCGATAAGTCCATTAAATGCAATTGCATTCTCAAACATACTACTCATATTCGTAACATTCGATGTATTCCAGTTACCTATATTTTGGTTAAATGCATATGCATAGTAAAACATACTACTCATATTAGTAACACCCGATGTATCCCATGATCCGATAGGTTGGTTAAACACGAATGCGTCAGCAAACATACTACTCATATTAGTAACACCCGATGTATCCCATGAACTTATATTTTCATTAAATGAGGTTGCGTTTGAAAAAAGTCCACTCATGTCAGTCATTAAAGTGGTGACAATGTTATTAAGTGGAACAGGCGACGATTGACCAGGTGGTATAAATGGACCGCTGGAAAAGTTCCTCGCATAAAGGTTGATCGCGGTCTTCATACCATTTTTTACCACAGCAAACCACTCCATGCCGGTTCCTCTTGGATCGGCTTGAATGAACTTTGCTGTAGAAGTCGGAACATCCGCCGGGTTAGCAACATATTTTATCGTCACACCATTAGCTAATAAAATTAATTTAGGCGGAGGAACATAAGGTGTACCAGCGACTACAATATTACTGGAAGGAAAAGCTGTGTTATCATATGTCACAGCCATTGAAGGATTAATAGTATCACCGGA